GGAGAGGGAGAGGGAGAGGGTGGACACGTCCGCTGTGTCGAAGGGGAGAGGGGAGCAGAGGGAAGGGGAAGGGTTAGGTGAAGGGTGGCTGGGGTTAGTTGTGGGAGAGAGAGAGGGTTTTTAGAAAAGGTTTGAGACGTATTCTACTGTAAAAGGTTTTAGATCCCCTGCAATTGTCATATCATTAACTGTTGCTACATTTGAAGATACGTTTAAATACATTGCTAGTTTTACAGCTGTGGTTATCTTCTTACTTGCATAACCTGACTTTGCTAAGACATTCCCAGCAGGTTCATTATTAGACTGTATCCTCAAAAGCAGTTCGTCATAAGCAAAAGTGTTATTTGCAGTGGATAGCCCTACAATTATAGATATAGCTGATGCAGATGTTGAAGTATTATAGCACCGAAAGTTAGGTATTTTTAAGTTCACATCCCAGCTGCCTACAGGGAGAGATATTACAGATAATAGGTTGTAGATAATGTTTATAACAATTCCAGAAGCTGCTGTTTTTGTGTAGCTTGTGTTGTAGGAGGCTCTGTAGACCCATTTAGCAGCATCTGCGGGGAAACCAATAGGGAATTTAACATCTGAGTAATAAGGGGAAGAGATTGCAGCATTTACTAAGGTGTAATCTGTTCCGCCGAATACAGTTATTACAGTTTCTACCCCATTATAAGCACCTACTAGAGTTACAATAAAGTATTTAACAGTTGCAGATTGTGTGAGCTTTATTCTGAAACCTACTCCTATTACATTTGTCACATCCCCAGGGATTTTTATAGTAGCTGAGGGAGAGTCTGTAGCCTCAAAAGTCCAAATACCTCCAGTAGTTTTCCAACTGGAAGTGGTAGAAGTTTGTACAGCCCAGTTTGCAGCAGTTTGCCCTGGGGAGTTGGCAAGAGCTCTTACAGTTGAGTTGACAGGATAGTCTGTTAAAGCTCCAGAAGTTGCAGGTATTGAGATAGTCCAAATATCGCCTTTGAGGATAGCCCCTCCTGCCCCAGAACCGCCAGTTGTAGGGAATAAGTTTGTAGAAGCATCGAAGTTACCTCTGTCATCCCAGAGACCTACGACTAAGTTGTCGGCATAAGCGTTGGAGGCTGTAAGGTTTGCAACGAGTTCATCAGCTACACTGGTGAAGTTATCGTTTATTTTGCCAGCAGCATCATAAGCGGTATCTCCAGTGCCATCATTTGGAACTGTACCTCTGTTTATTGGGGTTATTGTTAAGGTCATAAGTCGTTATCCATAGTTGTAGTGGAGGAATCAAAAGTCCAGATACCATCAAAAGTTCTTGCAGGGCTTCCTGCGGATGAGGTAAAGTTATGGATGACTTTTTGAAAGCAGTCACCGTTTGAGTTTGTAGACTTTACTTCTAACCTGCCGTGAGTTGTGAAGGTATGTGCTGGGATGTATAAAGTGCAAGAAGTTGTAAATGTTTCTAAAGTTGCGATAAGTATAGTGTCGTCGTAGAGAGAGACTGTGTAGAGGATTCCAGCTTCAGAAGTTACACTATCTGTGTAGTATGAAAAAGGTTCAGCTGTTTGTAGGTAGCGATTTCTATGCGCCCAGTTTAGGGAGATGGTTGTCGCAGGTCTTTCAGGAGTCCAGTAAGAACCTTCTATTAGTAAATTACCTGGTGGGTAAGGTAAGTGCATTCTTCCTGAAAGGGTTATTGTATTTACAGGAGCTGAGGCAAGAGGTAAAGTTCCTTGAGAGGTTACGGTTAAGTTTTTAACTGAAACAATATCTCCAGCGAAGTATTTAGTTCTGTCAAGCCCTTGGAAATCTTCAATACCTGCGAAGGTAGTGCCTATGGGGTGGATTTCAGGTACAGTGTCTAAGATTCCTCGCTTTACTTCAATTGTTTTTAGCGCAGTGTCTATGGAGGAAACATGGACGAGTTCATCCCCTAGGGCTGCGAAAGAGCCGATTGTTAAAGAGCTTATATCTTCAACAGTGTTTATGTGTAAGGTTGTTGAAATTCTGTCAACTGCGGAGGTTAATTCAGCCCAATAAGAGAAATCTGTAGTACCGTTTTTTGCGTATGTAGAACCTAGAGTTGACCATAGTTCAGCTTCTATACTTGCAGGTGTTGGGGATTTAGCTGCTACGATATAGCCAGTTTCCATCGGTAGTACAGCTTGAGCCTCAGCATCCCCTTGCCAGATAGCTACAGCGTAATAAGGGACTTCATAAAGTCTGAGGGAGTTTATAGGAACTGGAGGTGCTGTAGTAGGTTTCCAACGAGTTTCTTCATAGTCATATCCTGGGATGTCTGAGAACACTACAGGAGCAATGTTGAAGAAGTCTTCTATGAAATCGATTGCAATTGCTTCATCTTTAGCAGTTCCAAAGTTTATATTCTTAACCCTGAAGTATTTTTTAGAAGTTCCGAAGGCTTCAGGTAGTTCGAGAGAGAACATATCCCCAGGGTTTAAGATTTCAGCTTCTCGTGAGCATAGAAGCGAACCTGAGAATACGGGTAGTCCTAATTGCTGTAAATCTCGGTCGCCGATTATCTTTGCAACTCTTTGTGTGGAGATTCCTGAGTAGTTTATTGTTTGTAAAACTGAACCGCCCTGACGCGCGATAAGGGATATGTTCTTTGCAGTGTAAGAAGCTTTGTCGTAAGTACCGTTGTTTTCGTAGTTTATTTGAATCTCTGAGACTAAGTCAGTTAGAGATTTTCTGGAAAGGTTTTGGATTGTAACTAAGTTGTCTTCGTTTACTTGAAAAGTGCTGGCATCAGGAGTTTCATAGCGGATAAGTTTTATCATCCATAGACCTGTAAAACGGTCTCGGTATATAGAGGCTTGGATATGTTTGGAAACTTCCTGAATGAAATCTTCGATAGAGGATTCTTTATCCCACAGGAAGGAGAAGCCTAGACCCTCTTCATGGCAGGTGTAAGCGGCACTTTCCCAAGAAGCTGTATCGATGGAGACTTCAGGTTCCCCTAAACCCCATTCGTCGTCAGTTAGACATTCTCGTAAAACATGAACAGCATTTATTTCATTTGCAATTGGTGACATCTTTGCTGGATACCATTGAGGGGTTCCTCTGGAGCGTTTGGATATACGAGTCAGGGCAAATTCCCAGGGTTTCATGTAATAGTTTAACCCGATGTACATTTGTTGCAGGATGGCAGAGGTTATTCCTCGATAAGCTGGTATTGCTTCACCGATGCAGGATTGTAAGTATGCAGAAGGGGTTTGGCTGGGTGAACCGAATTGAGTTTCAAGATTCCCTGTTATGCCACCTTCGCGAGAAGTTCCTCCGAAAAGGTCAGGGCGGTTTATGTAGGTAAGACCATCTGCTGTAATTGGAGCATCTAAGAGTTCCTTTGTGTCTACGCGAATGGATAGAATAGCATCAGCGATGCCACTGCATATCACGAAGTGCATACCGACATAGTAAGTAGATACTTTAACCTGATTGGATTTTTTTCTACTCATAGCTTTTTAACCCCTGTGAATTTGTAGCGAATGATGTCTTCAGCGATAACATCTTTTGTTTCTAAAAGAGTTTCTACAGAAAGTCCTTGACGAACCGCCACCCGCCATGAGATTTTATTAGCATCACAAAAAGTTTTCCAGCCACTGACACAACCGCCATAAGCTGAACAATCACTTACAGTTATGATTTCTTTTTTATACTTATTAAGGTTTTCTTTTTCATTTGATTTTTCATCAGACCCTTTACCTGAGTTTTTCATAACAGTTCCTATTTCTTTTTAGCAGTGTCAGCTTTAACTTTTAAAATCCTTAAATCTCCATACCATGCTATTTTAGGAGATTTTATCATCCGCGTTCCGAAGAGGACTGGTAGGTTTTTACCAACTTCTACTGAAGGTATTTCAAAAGTTTTATCTGGAGTTGGTGCAGTCTTTTTACTCTTCTTAGAGAACAGGTAAAAGATTGGGGTTAGTATTAGGTTTATAAGTCCAAGCCATTCCATTAGAGTAGTCCTGTAGAAGAGGTCGGGTTAGTCGCAGGGATATAAGGAAAGCCGCCGAAATTATCCAGATTTGAAAAACCTAGGCATGAAGTTCTGGTTAAGGAGCATCCTTTTCGTAAGGTTAAAGTTCCAGAAGCGGGAAGGATGAAACCATCAGATATTCTAACTCCAGTTGCTGAGGATGTTAAGATTCCTCTAATCTGGTTTCCTATAATTGCGATACCGCCTGCGAAGTAGTTATCAGGTTTACCAGTGCTAAGGGTTATATTAGTACCATCAAGGGTATAGACTGCATATGGCGTGGAAAATGCAGAGGCATCTACCCCACAAGCTGTAGAGTATAAAGTCTTCCAACAGTAAGGTGAGAATTTAGCACCAGCCATTTTTCGGAAAACTGCATTATAACCTGAGTCACAGGATAAGGTTACTAACATACCTTTTAATTCAGCTTTTACAATCCTACCCTTCCAGAAAAGTTTGCCATCTTTAAAAACCTCAACTATAAGCTGGTCTTCAATGAAGTTATCTACACAACTTCTAGCGAAAGAGTTTGTAACAGGGAAGGAAAAAGTTACCTCACTTTTCATTAGGTTCTCATGGAGCTGGATGGAGCTACGAGAGCATACTGTAGGTGGGTAAGTGACACCGTCCAGAGTTTTTGTAAAAAGGTTTGGGTTGAAGGGATATTTAATACCCTGAACCGTTGAGAATAGGTATAGTTCTGACATCTTAATACACCGACAGTGTGTTTGTTGAAGTATTTGGGATATATAATTTCCCATCTGAACCTTCGATTACTTCTCCAGGGAAGGGGGAGGATATACTTCCCATAACTGTACCAAGGAGCGGGTTGACAAGCAGGACAATATTATCTCCAGCACAGGAGATTGCTAAGAAGCCACTTGCTAAAGCTGTTATGTAAATAGGGGAATAACCAAGAGGATAAGTTGCAAGGATTATTCCAGAACTGCGGGATACTTTGGAAAGTGTCTGTGCACTAGGGTTAGTTACCCAGATATAACCATTCATCAGGCATACATGTCTTCTGGTCGCTCCAATGTTTAGGGACAGAGGTATTGTCGCTAAAACTTCTAAAGTTGTTGGGAGAATTTTGTATAAAAACGCAGCTCCTACAGCCCATAGGAATACTCCGTCGAAGTACATTGAGGTTAGACCTGTGTCTACAATTGTAGTTCCTATAGCTTCAACAACACCAGAAAAACTAACTCGGTACATACTAAGCTCTGAGGTGTAAGTGAGGATTCCATAAGGGCTGTAAGCAAGCATTATAGGTACACCTGTCATTGGTGCATAACATACATTTACAAGAGTCCCAGTTTTTGTATATTTCGCAATACCTGGATTTCCAGAATCCCAGTGAAGTTCCCATATAAATGTGCCATCAGAGACAATTCCACCGAAGCGCACACCAGAACCTGGGTCTTTATGAGGGATTCCAGTTATGATAGGGATTAGAAGTCCAGTGCTTAAGGAATAGGAGTATATAACTCCCTCCCCTTCGATGAAGATATGGTCAGAGTCTTTAGCCGTCCATATTCCGCCTGTTAAAGGTAGTTGGATTCTCAGGGAATACTTCGGCGGATACAGGGCATTTATATGTTTATTCGAGGTTATTGCGGTTAGAGCAACTGAACATATTTTTTTATTCTTGTAAGCAAAAGTTATGCTATCACTGTTTAACCTGACAAGGTGTAGAAATTCTACAGTATAGATGTCAATAATATCTTCTGTCGGAGGGGTATCGATTAGGATATGGTCAGTTGTATAATCAATTGAAGTTATCGCAGATATTTTTAAATAATATTTCCCAGCTTTTGTTCGCAGAAGTATATATCTATCCGCTGAAGGAAGTTTTGTAGGGTAGGTTACAAGTGTTGTCGCACCTGCAAGAATTGTTGAATCCTTCAAACGAATATCTTTAGTTTTTGTAGGAAACCAAAAGAGCTCAGCTCTACCTTTTAAAACAGACAACGTGTCTTTTAAAGTTTTTATCTCTTCTCTTTGCTGGGTGGAGATTGTGAAACTGTAATTTTGGCGAGCATAGTTTTCTGCTTTCAGAACTTCGGACAGACCTAGGTCACTAGCAGCCATTTCAAAAGCTTGGGTATATCTGTGTTCTATCGTTGTTGAGGTTTGCAGGGGTAGGTCTAAGACAGGGTACTCAGCGAAATAGTCTGGAATTACTGGGAAAATTGTAGGGGCATATCTGTAAAACCCTCTGAAAGATAGTTTTGCTGAGAAAGAACTACCAGAGGAATCAGAAAAGGAAACCCCTTCTGTGAGGAATCCTTTTACCAGAGGGATAAGCCAAGCTTTTGCAAAATCTCTACTCACAGGAGCTGTTAAAGTGAATATGGTGTCCGAAACCCCAGCTATAGTTACAACTTCCCAATTAGCAGGGCTTTCAAAGAGGAGAAAAGTTTTCTCTTCCGCAGGGTATTCTATGGAGGAAAGTATACAGGATATTGAAGAAACCCCAGCGGTAATTGCTGGAAAAAGAGCATACAAATGCCACAGAGGTAAGTAGAAGGTGTCTAATCCAATTCTCTCTGCTAAAGCTTTTGCATAAGCAAATTCCTCCGCTGAACGGAAGTTGAAAGTATAGTTTGCATAATATACAGGCTGCTCTTTGTAGGATTCTAAACTTTCTGAATTTCTACAGCCGATAACAGTCGTCCCCCATTCAAAAACTTCTTCAAAAGTTGTCAGAGGAGCTATTGCGAATACATCTGTCATATCAAAGACTCCGAATTTCTAGTCATGTGGTTTACTATTATCGACTCACCTTCAGTAGAAGTCAAATATTTTCTAAAATCATCCCCATAACCTACGTTTACTATTTTTACAGCTTTACCAGAACTGTTGGAAATGTTGTTAATAGTTTGCATAAGTTGTTTGTTTTGCCCAGGTGCTAAAACTCTTTCCCCTTTGGTGAGTTTGTAGGTGGCATTTTCAGGAACATATTCTAAACCTCCGTGAGCCTGAGGCATTGGTTGGGAAACAATTTGGGCAATCTGTGCAGCTCCCATTGCAGCGGCTAGACCAGCTAGGATTGTACCCATAGGAGGAGGAACTTCCATAGCTGCCATTACTGCAACTGCGGTTGACATTATTACCTTAGCAGTTGCGTTAGCTTTATAGAGGGCAAAAGCTATCCTCGCCTGTTCGCTTTCTGCACCGTACATCTTAATCATACTTTCGGTGATTCCTGAGAAAGCATCTGCGGCAAGTCCAGCGATACCTGAATAGTAATTTGCGTTTAACATTGAACCCGCAGTTGCGTATTTTTCCCGTATGCGCAAAATCTCTTGCTGTTTCGCTTCTTCCGCCAGAACACTTTTAGAGGCAATATCTAATTCCTGAGCAAGACCTTGGGATAGATTATTCTGGTCTCTTTGATATTGCTGGTAATCATTAGGTATCTGAGATTGGATATAGTTATTAGCAGCTCCAGCGTTTGGATACCTTACTTGTGACAACTGCATCCTAGCTTCTTTAGCTTTTAAAGCTTTCTGAGGATTTCCCTCAAGTTCAGCAGCTTTTTCCAACACCACCACATATCTCTCAGCTTCTTCAGTATAAGCTTTTCTAGCTTCAGTTAGTTGAGCAATTGCTTGTTGTTCAGAGATATAACCTGTTGCTTTAAGATTAGCAATTTCCTGCTCACGCATTTGGAAAGCTTCTCTGGCTATACTTTGCTTAGCCTCCAGGTCAATTGTTTTCGCTTGCTCAAGTTGTAAACTTCTACGAGTTTTTAAAAGTTCTAAAGCTTTTGTGTTTTCAGGAATTCCTTTCTCTTTATCTGCGAGCAGGGATTTGCGTTCTCTTAGATATGCAACTTCAATTTGAGCTTCAGCAGATGCCTGTTTGCCACCACGAAGTCCGTCAATTTGTGCATTGAGTTCTTCGATTTTCTGGGCGAAAGCTTCTTCTTGAGCTATGCGTTTATCTGTCAGGTCTTTTTGTAAAGTTGCTTGGGCTAAGGCATAAGAGGATTGGATTGTCGCAGTTTTACCTGATTCTTCTCTGACCCTGACCTCACTTTCCATAGTTGCTTGGGTGTATTTATCAAGCAGGTCTCCTGTTTTTCCTTTCTCGTCGTAATATTTGAGAACTGTAGGGACATAATCTCTGGTTTCTTTTGTCAAACCTGAGAGGAAATTCTCTCCAAAAGATTTCACAGCTTTATCCACAGCCCAAGGACCAGCGTTATAAGCTGCTAAAACTTTAGGTATATTTCCATTATACCTGTCCATAAGTTGAGCAAAATACTGTTTAGAAGATTCTAAAAGAGCAGCTTGGTTAGCATCCACAAACTCTACCAGAGGTCTTTTTATAGCTTCTGGAAGGGTGTAGTATTTCTTAGCCTTATTCCCTTTATTTGCAGCGTCTTGAAAAGCTTTGGCAGAAATTTCTAAAGCAAGAATATCCTGTGGAATCGGCATAAAAGCTTTAGCTGTAGAAGGCATAATCTGCCCCAACCCTAAAGCCCCTACAGGAGACACTTGTGATTTCTTAAACTGAGATTCATGCTTCATAACAGCGGCGAACAGCTTATCATTATCCGTAATCTGCTCACCGATTTGTTTACTTACAAGTTTAGCACCTTCGGATTGTACTTTTTGCAGCTCCAGCTCAAGTCGTATCTTCTCCGTCTGCATTTTAACATCCATGTCATGTTTTACAGCTAAGAGTTTGGAGTTTATAATCCCCTGCTCAGCGGAACTCTTTGCACTAAGTAGTTGTGTTTTGAGTAAATTCTCCTGAGTCGCTGCTTCCTCTCTGATAGCAGATTGTTTTTCCTGAGAAGCTGCTTGCACTGCTTTGGTAGAGTCATCTAGGAGTTTTGTTTGAAATTCAAACTGTCTTTGCGACATTCCTAGTTGTTCGTCAGTTATAACCTTAGCGGTTTCTTGCTCCATTTTAGCTTCAGTGTCGAGCAAGTCTTTCCTAGCAACAGCTCTGGATTCTAAATATTTCTTAAAAAGAAAAGCTTCATTTTCCTGGGAGTTTGTTAGGTTTACATTAAGGTCTTTTAATGCAGCTTTAGCAGCTTCTACAGCTGGGGAAAACCCGCCTACACCTACGTTTAGAATTTTGTTATTAACAACATCCTGAGCTAAAGCTATACGCTCTTGAATGTCCAAAGTCTGCTGTGCAGCTTCATTGTACATTTTTTGAGCTTCAATAACTTTCTCAGATTTGGATATGTCAAAATTAACCTGAGCCTCTGGGGAACTCTTAGCACCCGCCGCCGCAGTTTCAGCATCTTGAATATCTTTAACATTCTTAGCAATTCGCTCTGCGGTTTCTTGAATTTGTTGCCACTTGACATATACCGCAGATGCAGCTGCTAGGAGAGCAACCAAACCAATCCCTACGCTATTCGCAGCGATAAAAGAGCCTACGCCTTTGAGAGTAGTGCTTAGAGTTGTAGCAGCTGCATTGAAAAACCCCAATCTCTGCACAACTTCCAAAGCCATTAGGGTTTGCATAGATTTTACTAAATACAACACCCCTGCACTGCCAGCAAGAGCTACGATAGTCGCTTTAACAGTTGTCAAACTCTTATCTAAACTATCACCTTCTTCGATGAAAAGTCTGAACTGTTCCAAACTTCCTGTAACCCATTTGGTAATGTCTATCAGCATTGTTGAGGTAGATTTGTAACCAGCTTCACTTAGAAGTTCCCAAGAGGTGGACAACCTGCCAAGACTAGCTTGCATACCGCTGGAAGCTCTTTCAAAAGCTACACCGCCGAATTTTTGCTCAAGCACTGTACCGAATTCTGAGACAAGTTGGTGCGGGGTAACCAGACCAGCCTTCATATCCTTCTGCAACCTAATAGTTGCGTGATTTATATCTTCCCCAGCTTTAGCATAAGCAAGTGCCATCAAACTTACAGCACCTGGAACCCGCTGAGCTAACTGCTTAACAAGTTCTTCAGCTTGGAGCTTACCTTTAGAGAAAATCTGAGCCAGTGCTAGGAATATCCCATCGACTTCGTCCTGGGTTTTGTGTAAAGTCGTTGCAGCTGTATTTACATCTCTAAATATCTTAATAATCGTAGACAACTTTTCCCCAGCGTTTATAGCACTTGGGGCGAACTGGTTGAAAGACTTCATCAAAGCCTGGATAGGAATACCAGTTCTTTCAGCCTCAGCTCTGAAATCAAACATCTGCTTTTCAGCACCGATGAGGTTTCCTGTAACAGCTGTAAGACTGGCAAGGGAAGATTCCATCCGTATACCAGCTTGAGGGATATTCATTATCCCTTCTTCAACTTTAGACAAAATGCTTCGCAGAGCTTGGTAGATTATCATACTACCAGCAATACGAGATACCCAGCTTTGGTGGCTAGATTCTGCTTCTTGAGTTCTTAAATTCGTCCTGTGGATTTGGTCAGTGTATGCTTTAAGCTGGTCAATGTAAAGAGCTGGGTTCGTTGCTTTTAAAGAAACATCTGGAGCGTTTACTTGAGCAGTCGGGTTGATTATGCGATTAAGCAGGGAATTACCTTTTTTAGCATCAGCAGCTTCTTTCAACCGCAATTGCTCTGCAAGGACATTCTTAAGCCTCTCTTCCGCTGATTTAACTTCATTAGCTGTTTCAAGTCTAGCTCTTCCAGCTTGACGAATACGCTCCAAAAGCTGAAACTGGTCTAAAAGGATTCTATTCCTAGCTCCTTCAGCGGAGGATGCTGAGATAACCCCTGCTTCTGCATCTTTCCGTATCTGTGCAAGTCTATTTACTAAGCGAATTTCTGCCTCAGCTTCAAGTTGTCGCTGACGCTCTTTAATAGCTGCTATACCATTAACTCCGTCTTGCTCTACAGCTTTTTGCATAGCAACACGTTTTCTGAAATCTGATATTTGAGCTGTTTCTGTAAGTTTAAGTTGCTCTAACCGCAGGTTTTCTACATCTCTAATCCCTTTCAACCAAGCAGCGTTTTGCTGTTCTTGAGCTGAGATGTTTCTTAGAGCTGCGGCTGTTTGAGCATCTGTAATCACAGTAAGTGCTTTGACTCTATCTTCATACTTCGCAATAGCTGCTGTAGAGAAAGTATCCTTTGCAGTATCTGGCAGGTTCGCACTGCCAATACTATTAAGTTTTGTAGCTAAATCCGCTTTAAGTTGACGCAGCTTCTCAGCTTCTTCTATACGAATAGCTGTTACACTATTAACCCCTTCTTTCGTCAGAGCTTTTTCTTTCGCCAAAGCAGAATTTAAAATCGCTAACTTATTACTCGTAGCTTCTTGGTACAGTCGTAAACTTTCAATCGCCGCACTTTTTTCTAAATCTGCTTGTTCCTTAATCCTTTTCTTCTCAGCATCTGCAATGAGTTTGCTATTAATCTTTAAAGCTTCTGCATGGTCTTTTTCTAAACTTTCCTGAGCTTTTACAGCAGAAACTCTTTTAGCATAAGCTTCTTCAATAGCAAGCTGTTGTTTTTTATAATTGTCAAGTATCTTATCCAGCGCAGCTTGCTGAGAGCTTAAATCCATCCCTGAGGAAGATACTCTATCCAAACCTGCATCTCGGTTCAGGGTTATCTTCGCAAGACCATCCCTTCTCTTAGCATCAGCGGCTGCTAAACTATCTGCACCACTTTTTATAATAGCAACTTCTTTCCCTATCTCTCCTTGCAACAGTACCAGTCTTCTATTCAAATATTCCTGAAAAGCTTCAACATCCTTTGCCCTTCCAGCCTTCTCAACTTCCAAAGCTTTTAACTTTTCGGTCGCTGTTTCATGAGCTGCAAGTATCTCCTTTTTGTAAGTTTCATCAATTGCGTTTCCCTGTGCAAGTAAATTTACATTACTTTTTGAAGTGTCTAGGTCTTTAAAAGCTGCATTTCTCTTAAACTCAGCCTGTCTTAAAGCTTCAGCTTCTTGCAACTTAATGGCTCTTATACTATTACTACCTTCGCGGATAATTGCAACTTCTGCCTCAACCTCAGCTTTGATAATTCTCAAACTTTCTTCAGAAGCTTTTTTAGTAATCTCAGCTCGCTGCTTGTCAATTTCCCCAAGCCCTGCTTTTATGTTTGTGATATATCCTGAACCACTGGAATCTAGTGCAGGGAAGCTTCCAGCAGTATTATCAACAATCGTAAGAGTCTTTATCTTCTCCTGAAGTCTTTTGAAATCCTCTAAATTCTTCAACGTAACCTGCATGGTTGCATTAAAAGCTTTAGTCTTTTCGTCCAGTTTTACAAAACCTCCAGAGACATTTCCACTGAAACCTTTTAACAAAGTCTCAGCAGCTTCCATAGTTTTTTCAAAACTAGACAAATCCCCTGCTATACCAATTGTGAATGTCTTTGAATTATTAGCCATCTTCTGTCTCTGTCTCTGGTTGGTTAGTTTTGACATCTTTATAAAGAGTCTTTAGAAAACCTGAATGAATATATGCCAAATTCACCAGGGCTTCTAAAAAATCAATATCAAGTTTTTTGCACACTGTCTCAATAAGGGCTGGGTTTAGTGCATCTTCTACAGGATATAGCCTAACATACTCATAAGCTTTTAAAAACTTCTCATGAATATCCCACAAATAAAAAAACTCTGCAAGGGCTTCCTCACAGAGTTCTTTGTCTTCATCTTCATCATCCAGAACTTCCACACCACTTCCAAGAACTTTTACCCTCTGTTCTTCTAAAGCTTGTGCAGCTTTCCTTTCTGACTCAACTCTGTAGTTTAATACAATTTGTGCTAAAAAATCCCCAGCCCCAGTTAGTTTTTTATTGAGGCTTCTTCAGTAAGCTGGATGTTATAAAACACCTCATTCATACCTTTTGTTAAGGCGGAACTCCAGGGATTTGAATCCAGAAGAATGTCCAAGAGGAAGTTCAGACAATCCTCAGGCTCTCCCCAGAGTTCCTCATTCTTTTTAACCGTTCTGGTGTCGGCGATTACCATTTTCTCAGGTTTCTTCCCATCTTCATGAATAAACAGTGGAAATTGGCGAATGGCAATGACCTGAGTTTTAATAAAAGCTTTCAAATCTTTAGCTTTTTCAAGTTCAAAATCTGAAAATGCTTTCCCAATCTCTTCGACAGGGATTTTTATCAAATCTTCATCACTCAGTTTACGGTTTGTAATTTCACGAAACTCCTGAAGTTTTACATCAGCTTCTTGAGACCCATAACGTTTAAAAGTTACGAAAAGGGTTTCAATAAAACCTGCTGCATCTTTGTAAGATTTAACAGGGATTTCAACTTCAGGTGTTTGTAAAGATATATAAAACTTTTTCATTTTTGCTTCCTCGGCTGATGAAAAATAATTAACGCCACGCTAACTTAACGTGACCACAGTTTTTAAACGTTAAATCTCTGCCAATCTTGCCATCGATAGTTGTTTCTTTACTATCGGCAAGTTGCAGTTTTGTAAACTCGATGTAATACTTCTTACCATCGACAGCACCCCATTGGAAACCGAACTGAAAGAACGCTTCCAACATAGCACCTGTATGCAAACTGTACTTCGCGACCGCGTCTGGCTCCAGATACCCAGCAGTGCCGATTTCAGGCTCCATGATACTAATAACAACATCTGTGTTTTGAGTTTTTAAAATATACTCATCACCGCAGGTTGTTTGGATACGATTCAACACATATCCAAAAAGGTTCGCCGCGACAATATGCTGGATACAAAATGTGATAACGTTACCTGTAAAAGCAGCAGGCAAATCAGTGCCATCAACATAAGGAACAAATTGTGCTTGTTTGACCTGATTAGGTCTAATCGGTGCAGCGATTGCACTTTTTTGTTGACCATAATCTGCAACAACCGTAGTTCGGGCTTCAGGGAATAATTCAGGTGGTTCCAGCAATTCAACAGGAATACCTTTCAGCATCCATGTTAAAATCGCACGCTTACCGATGGTAATATCCAAATCGACCTGAGCACGGCAATTAAAGAAACGGAACAACTTTTGCACAAGCGGAGTCTGAGGAGCTACACGAGAAACTAACGCTGTACCTACAGCACCTGTATCTCCAAGGTCGTCTAATTGCACCTGATGTGTCGCATCCGCTGTATAAGTAACTGTAGCACCAGCGATTTCCATTAATCTTTCTAGTGGAAAGTTCGCTTCTGAGGCTGGTGTAGAGCCAGTGAGAGCAGCATAATCAACCAAAGCAGGAAAAAAGGTCTTAAAACCAATCTCACCTGTTCTATCAATAATACTTGTAAAAACTTCTTTGCTTGTCTGGTCATCTGCGTACTCCACAGTTTCTGTAGTATTTGGCATTGCAAACGTAGGTTCAAAACCTGCAACAGCATCTGTAGAAACAATTGCTGAAGCAGGTTGTGCAACGTTGGAGGCTGATTGAAGTTTTAAATAAACCTGCTTAGCCTTCTCATCATAAAAATTACTCATAATAAATTACCTTATAGAGTGGTTAGAAAACTGCATTAAGCATTGCTTTTTGCAGAACTTGCTTTTGCAGCAATCGGTATGTCTGAGACATCAGCATAAACTTCACCACAAGGTAGATTTGCAATGAGAGCTTGCTTAGCAGCTTCAGCAATTGGTGAACCGTTAATCATGTCAATGTTCTGTCTGCGAATAGCAGCTACAGTTAGTGTAGAGTTCAGCACTTCAAATGTACCGTCTGGGTGTAGTATTCTGGGCATTTTGTTCTCCTTAAAATCACAATGGGTTATTTTATTAATTTTAATAAATTCACAATAAGTTATTCTAAACTTCCTGTGTAACGTTCGGCATTTCAATCCTGTAGAAACTTAGCCACAGTATTCTACCATCAGCAACGTTTTTACTAAACTGTCTGTGTGGGGTTATGCCTGAATAAAGAGCTTCTTCAGGTAAGGGGATGTATCCTGAAACAGTTGTATGCACCTGCCGCCATACTAAAGAGAAATCTGTAACTTTGCAATTTAACTGCACGAAGAAAAACTGATACAAACTTTCCGCATAAGCGACCATAGGACTAACAGTTTCCCCAGAGCCAAGGATGTCATTAACTTCAACTGAATGATACCCAATAACAACAGTCGGTGGGTCGTTTATGTTTGATACTGAAGTTTCCGAACCATCTGAAAGGTGTGTAGCTATACCAGTGTCTGTTTGGACTTTTGCTACTAAACCTGCTAAGTCATACATGAACTTTATCCCTGAAACTTAAAGTTATTTCTGAAACCCCTGAATTATCAGGGCGTTCTTTTAAAGCAATGAAGTTGTAAAGGTAAGTCCCATCAGTTACTGTAAATGCTGTACTATCAGCAATTGCAAGCCTATCCCACTCACTTGTCCTGCAAAGCATTGTGTATAGGGTTTCTACAGTGGGAATACCCCCGAAACCTGTAGAACCTCCATCAACAGTGTACAACTCAAAATTAAGAACTCCTTTTAAAACACCTGAAGGGAATGTAATATTCTCCCCTAGTTTTAAAAACAAATCTTCTAATCCAGGTTCTGGCATCATATATTCAACAACTCCCGAAGGGTAAATTCTTCTATAACCTGCATTGGTTTGCTGGAGGAGAAATAATTCTCAAGCTCAGGGGATTTTAATAAATCCGTAAAACTAGGTGCATATAGCGCATGTATTGGCAGTCTTTCACTACCTAACCAAGTCTTAGCCTGATTTCTTTCAAAGATGAATCCAGCTTTTTTCTTTTGGAAAAATCCCTTATAAGGAATCCTTCCAGCACCGCTTCTGTAAGCTTCGTAACTAGCAGATTTCCCTCTTACAGGCTTCGGAGTGCTGTTTTTTCTAATTCTCACAAAAACAGCTTTAGAAGTTCTATTATTTACAGTAACTTCTTCTAATTGAAAAGGATAATCTGATAGTGGCACTGCTCTATAGGTGTATTTAATGTCTAAGGTTAAAATCTTTTGAGTTTTGCCAGATTTTGTTCTACTTATTGCATTTATCCCTGCATAATCAATATGCTTTTTAGGAATTGCAAAATGTTTATGAACTTCCTTACGAATTTCCCTATCCAACTCATTTGCAGCTCTATTAAGAGTCCTGCTTAATGCTAGGCGTAAAGGCACCTGTAGAGCTTTAAAAGATGCTACCGATGTGTCTTTAAACCCAGCACTAAACATGATAAATACCTTAACTGCCTGTACGAGTAGCACCAGTTCTGATAGAAAAGGTACTGTTGATTTTTGTATGCACCAGCATAGGAGCTGATTGCAATGTTAAAATCGGATTGCCAGGTTCTTCTTCTGCCCAGTTTTTGTAAAAATAAGGCATACCCATGTACTCAGCTGCAACGTCTTGAATAGCTGCAAAAGCTCTCCAACCATAACCAGGGTCGGGAACGCCGACAACAGCATCTGTTGGTAAGTACAATGTATCATCGCCTGAGTCAGGGTCAGTGTAGTCCTGAGTGTAGGTAAAGATGGGGATTTGGGAATCTGAATAAGTGCCACGATAGGTAAGACCTGACATATCAGCTTGCTGAGCTTTCCAGATGAGACTAGAATTTTGACTCGCTAAAACGTCAGTGTAGACGATTTTGTCAAACTCAGGGTCTCTTTTAAAAGCTCTCCAAGCTGCGTTGCCAAAGTATAAAATACGAACAGGAACTTGGCAGGTGTTAAGAGCTTCTTCAACATCAGCATGAGGGCTAATTGAAGTGTTCGCATCAAGCCAAGTATCTGCCCCAGTTTTAACAATCGTATTTTCAGCTTTACGATTGAAATTGACTAAAACGTCAATACCTTCGCCTTTCATACGGTAAGAACCTGTCAGGAACAATTGAGTAGCCATCAGTTCCAACCGACGAAATAAACGCTCACGTTGCTTTTCAGCAATGTCTACAACAGTAGCGCGATAACGTTCCGCCGCAGTCATAGGGGCAGCCATTTTTTCGCCAGGCATACGAGTGAACACATGGTCAGGTAGAATCAGGTCTCTGTCTCGAATATAACCTGGTTCATAAGAATCAACTACAAAACCTTTTTTCGGTCTTGCTTTGCTGTTAACGCGAGGAGACACGAAAACTGAAATACGTTTGTCAGCTTCGATTCTGTCAAAATAGATTTTTCTTTCATTTGTAATCAGCTCTTTCCCAAAATTATCCAAGATAACATTCTGGAAAGGGACTATATCTGAAAGAACTTCAGAAATCTCTGAGTGAGTAAAAAACTCTGGTTTCATAATAAATCCTCAAAATAAAATACTACAGTTTGTAACGCTAAAACACCACAAAGAGTATTTTAGAAACCTGGTTTGTCGAAATGCAGGATAATTTCCGTACCGTCAAAGATTGAATCTTTTTTCAAGTCCGTATCTGCATCGGTGAAAAAATCGAAATTAACAGCCGCTGCATTTATATCAGCTTCAACATACATCGGAACCCAGGAATCTTCAGTAGAAATAGGATTCCCAACAAGACCATCAAAACCAGAACCTGGCTCCAGTGGAACTGTTAAACCAATAACAGTATCCGCAATAGAGGTCGCAGGAATTGCTTTGAAATCTGCATCACGTTTTAACGGCGTAAGTGCTGGAATAACGACAGTAGTCGCTTTCAGCAAAATCGATTTTGTTTTTACATCTACCCCTCTCAAGACATCTTCAGGGGTATAAGTTGCAATAGGGTTGGTCATAAAAACCTCGAAACAGTTAATATTAGAATGAAGTAGTGCTGGTTATAAAAAACCACACCCCAGTTTTAAGCTTTCAATTTATTCGTAGCTTTTTGGTAAGCATCGCGTAAGGCACCTGCCTTATTACCAGAACCTTCAGTTTTTGGGTCAACGAAAGATTCATGCAGACCACCAGAAGCATCCAGACTTGGGCTAAAGCCTTTTGCCATCTGCTTCATCAAAAGTTTTGACTGTTCTGAAGAAAAACCAGCTTCCAAATGTTCTTTTAAAAATTCAGTAACATTCAAAGCCGCACCAATTCGTAAAGTGTCTGCGGTTTGGAATAAATCCAGCATTTCTACTTTAGCAGTTGCCACAGCTGATACAGCATCAACTTGAAGTTGATTTATTGTAGCTTCTAAAGCTGCTGTCTTTTCTTGCTCAGCTTTTAAAGCTGCGCTCATTGCTTCAAAGTCCATAAGACCTCCTGTTGTTGTTGACATGGTAACTCCCCCAGATTTTCTAGCAAACCCAATTGCTTCATCAATATTTATAGCAATTGCATCTATCAGACCAAGTTCCAGAGCTGTTGTTGCATAAACCTCAGAACCTTTTAAATCTAGGATAGTCTTCAAATTAATATTAGACCGCCCTAATAAAACATCATTATTAAACTCATTGTCCAAATAAGCAAGGCTTTCTGTAAATTTTTTAATCACCGTTTCATCTAAAGCAGTGTGACTATCACCTAAAGCTTTCTCAGCTTTACTTCGGAAAAAAGTGTACTTCTTTCCTGTTGCAGCGTCTTGAGCTGACAAATCGACATGAACCATAATTGCGCCAATACTCGCAACCATAGCTGTAGGGGAAGCGTAGAAGTACTGACAAGCAGCTCCAATAGCGTAACCTGCGCTTGTAGCAAGCCCATCAGTGAAAGCCCAAGTTGTAATACCCTGCTTTCCCAAAGCTCTAATCTCAGCGGTGAGGGCAAAAAGACCTTTAGCTTCTCCACCTGGAGTGTCTAAGTAAAACCCAATTTCCTGCACCCCTTCTTGCACCAAACTGCGTATTTGCTTACTAATACTTTCATAAGAGGTCATGCCACTGGCAGCTGAGGCATTTTTACTAACCAAACTATCAAAAACATTAATAACTCCGATAGAAGTATCTCTAGGGTTTAGCGCAGTTCGCCCATCTTTCTGAGTTTTCCAGCTCATACTTGGAGTTTTATCTACAGCTTCCTTATCCCCAATCATAATAGGTATAGCGACTAAATCCAAAATTGTTTGTAGCTTATTATCCGCTATCAACAGCGGTTCACCTACGATTCTCGTCAGTAATCTACTTACTTTGTGCATTCTTACCACCTTTACTATCTGAAATTGTTGTTTTTAAGATATTATGCTTAGGATTACTTTCCAGCACAATTTCATACCCTTGTTCCAGCATCAACTGCTTCATGTGAGCTTCTACATCCTCAACACCGCGCTCACCCAGTTTTTCCTCAAGCGTAGCAAAACCTGCTCTAACCTCTAGCAGGTCAGCTTGAACATCCTTCAACGGGTCTACCCATTCCTCTTTAGGAAGTACGAATTTACATTTAGCATCTGCAAATGCTTGGGAAACGTAAACACTGCCAAGTTCTTTAAACCTTTCCGTCAGCGGTCTCATAGCTTGGGTTATGAATATCAACTGCTGTGTAGTAGCAACTTTTTTACGAACTTCTATAGTCCCTGCTCGAATGGAGCTGAAATTAACATTCGACAAATCACCTGTAATTTGCTCATAAGTTTGTTCCAAAGCTGCCGCACATAAGCGAGTTTGATACTGCAACAAAACCGCCAGATTAGTCCCAATATCCTCAATCTTAGCAAATTCAAATCTTTCCCCGTGTCTGAGATAATGAATACCCCCAGGTTTAATTCTCTCCAACCTTGTACTATCCTCAGAGTCATCAGCACTTTGCCTACCATAAGGATTTTCTATATCTCCTATAAGCGGCTGTTGAAAACCTGTTTCTGTATAAACTATCCAACCTACGCCAGTAGCAGCTTTTTGACGAACTAAAGTAGCATCTGCTAATTCATCCATTTCATACATCGGCAGTATCACACCTGATAGTAACGGTATGCCTCGCCATTGCCCAGGTCTAATTCTTTGAAAGATATGTAAAACATCTCTAGCTTCCAGAGGGACTATTGTATTCATCTCCCTAGCGATGTAATCATTTGGGTAATGTTTCCAGAAATTATACTTCAGCGGCTTTCCATTAGTATCAAAAGTTATTCCATACCGCATGTCTAACCCTTCAAACTTTCTTATATCCAACTGTTCTGTTGCAAAAGTTTGTAGCATTAAAGGAACTTTTCTACCTGGAGAATCCATAAGTTTCATATAGGAAAAAATTTCCCCAGATTCAAAATACCCATTAGCCCATAAATGCTGGGTGCTTGTCATATCACCCCAGCCATCTATATTAGGAGCTGCCCAGAACTTATCCCATTCCTTCTGTACAACTTTATTATTCCATTTAACCTTAATCCCATTACCAATCCAATGATTTCTTGCATTACTCTGAGCTGTAATTGCTAAAGCATTATTTCTGCACAAATCATGACTTCTTCTGCGCAGCAGTTCTATCTCTCTCAGAGCAATTCTATCCGAACTACCGCTAAGCAACCCTTTTCTTTCCAGCCGATAACCTGTATCAGCTCCATCATAACCAATACTCATTTTTTACTCCAAGCAACTCTGTGGTGGGTTTTACGAAAAAGGTCTCCAGAAGCTTCAGGTTCTAAATCAATAAGCTCTCTCTTCAGACGATTTATTTCATCTATAAGCACCTGCTCATTTATTTCATTGTATCCGTACTCTCTTCTATTAACCCCAGTTCCTATAACATACTTCGTAGCAACTTCCCCTTTTAAATACTTCTTTAAGGTTAGTTGATACTCCAACAACTCTGCCTCAAGAGCTGCTTTATCTACTGTAGCCATGAAATCACCTAATGTCTAACCCTGGAGCTACATTACTTTCACGCCCCACAGTATTTTTATGAACGGTAGCAACAATACTGCTTTCCAGTTGCTGCCAATGTTTTTCAGTATACAACTGTATCCCTAGTGCATGTTTTGAATGTTCACAAAGTACAATACAGTCTAAAGCTTCGTCCCTTTCCCCAGGTGTCAACTCATATCTCGGAGGATTTCCTTTTTTATAATTACTCAGTAATTGGTTTTCAAAATCTTCTCTACAACTTTGATATACAAAAATCCTATCCCTGCCACCAGTTAAAGCTATACGTCTGAGAATATCACTCTTCCCTTTCTGCACACCTACATGATACACAGTAACTCCCATAGTCTCCATAACTCTTTTGCGAAGGTCTTTATCACCTGCACCTTCGGGATTAACAGGAACTGTAAAAATTTCCTTCTCTGTAAAACCTGCGGAATGGTCACCTTTTGTGGCATAAGTATGTGGGTTTATCTTACACATCTGTTGAACCCAACGATAGACAAGGCGTACAGTATTACCATCACCTGAGTCAATGCTTATACCAGAAATTGGTAAATTTATATCCCTGTCTACAGGTGAAAGTTCATGCCTAAACTTCCCTAACATAAGCTTCGTCAGATGCTCCCAAACTGGGTCTTCTGGGTCTTTCACATAACCAAACAGCTCTCCCCAATATATAACCCAAGAGTTATTACTCCTTCCATGTGCTGTCAACACAACTGCAAGCCTATTCCACTGCACATCTACCCCTGCGGTTATAATCAAACCCCCAGCAGGAACAGTTTTTTCTTCATAAAAAATTCTTTGAGCTTTCAAAGCTTCCGCTGTAATATCACTAACATTTTCCTTATAAGAAAGTCCCATAGAGTTGTTGGTGTAACTCTTTAACTTCCCAGGTTTTCCTTTATCCTTCTCCACCAAAGCTTCTAACCAATTCTTTTTCAGGTTATACAAACTACTACCTGGCAGAAACGTACTCATCAATTCATTAAAAGCGAAACCGATAAAATGACTTTCCGCTGTAGGAACCCAGCCTAAATCATGAAACTCTGTACTTGATACTAAGTTATTATTCAGCTCCTTATCACCCCATCTCTCTAAACAGTGCGGGCATTCATAATAAGCTGTCTCAGGGTTATACCTGCCAAAAGTTTTATCAATCTTTCCACCTGGGTAAGTATCTGCCTTTAACTGCGAAAACCCCAACACATGGAACTTTTCACAAACATGACAAACTACCATAAACACCATTTTATTGCTCAGTTCATAAGCATCGTCTACATTAGAACTGCCCTCTTCCACAGGTGTACCACCATAAACTAGCAAACTATTCGGAAAGGTTTTACTTCTTTGCAGGAATATATTAAGTGCATTCCCCTGACCTTTTAAATCTTGCTTTAACCCATCAGGTTCTTCCACAAACAGTATAGGAGCTGAAGAACTTTTAAGCGCATTATCACTAGCAGCAGAGACTAAACTCAACCACCCACCTGGGTATTTAAAAAAGTCATACCTGCACTTATCTGGGTCTCCGATTCGAGTAAGCAGTGCTGTGGAATTTCTAATAGCAACTCTAAGCTTTTCTTCAGTGTACCGTTTTATCAACGCATCTGAAGGGAAAGCAATCATTATATTCTGAGGGTCTTGAACAATAACTCTTTCGATAAAAAAGTTATTTATCTGTGTCCAGCCAAACTGAGCAGGTTTCTTAGCAATAATAACCTTAGTCTCTGGGTCGTCTACATACTTCAAATACGCCAGCAAACAAGGGGTTTTTAATAAGTTAACACGACCTGGGTCAGATGTTACTTCTGGGGACAGGTAAATATACTTCTCTGTATACTCCCTTGTATTCAACCTTTCTGGTGCAAATAGTTGTTGAAACAAAGTCCCTAAAAAGTTCTCCGCTACAGCAATCTCTAAACCCCCTAACTCACTCATTTTCAGATTCCTCTGAGCTTTCCTCCCCAGGGATTATCTCTTCATTCAACTTATCCTGTATAAACGTCTCAAAAACCCCATTTGCATTCTTAACCATCTCCTCGCCTATTTCCTTCCATGTATTCAAAACGCTATCAATCTTATCCCTAGTCTCTGGGTAAGCGCGAGTTATTGCCACCAGTTGCCCTCTCATACTTACAAAATAAGGTTCAAAAGCCATTAATAAAACTTTACCGTCTATAGCTTCCTTTTTCTCCTTCGCAACTGCAAGCCATTCCCTTTCCGTCTTCGCTTTATTCAATTTAATCTTCTGAATCAAATCTTCTTCTGCGATGTTAGAAGTCTTTTTAACAGCTTTAGCTTTCCAATACTTAACATGATGTAAAATACACTCCCTGTAAGTTGCGTCAGTGTTTGAAGGCAGTTTCCCATCCTGTCTATATTGATACAGCATTGAAACATTACAACCTAAAAGTCCTGAAAGTATTGCAGGCGAAACCGCAGAATCCAAATCAACTTTAAGAACATTTCTAGCTATTTTTTCAGAACTGTCATAATGACTTATCTTACGCTGCTGAGCTTCTCCAGCATCTTCCAGAATCGCATCTATGAAACTTTCTGTACTATCTTTCGGGTTCATTATTGACTCTCTATATATAAGGTATAAAATCTACTTTACAATGAATTTTCACCAAAAACAAGGGGATGATTATGGAAGAAACTGGATTAAACGTTGTAAAAGATATAGCAAATCTAGGTGCAGTCGGCTCTCTGTTAATCCTATCTTGCTATGGACTGTACAAAGGAATACTTTACATCATCGGGTATTCCAAAGAACGAATGACTCAGGTAGAAACTTTGACAAAAGAACACGCTGAAGCTATTGATAAAATCCACAAAGAGTATCAAGAGCAGCTCCGTACTACCGCAGAAACCTTTAACAAAGAACGGGCAGACTTACTATCCTCTTGGAATGCTGAGAGAAAAGAATCTCTAGTCGCTCTGAACAACTTAACCCAAACCGTCCAGAAAATGTATGACCTCGTAGAAAAGCGCGACGGTAACATTGAAAGACATTCTTAAACTGTAACCTTTAGGAAAAACCTATGAACTGCATTCACATTCACACCTCCCCCCTGCATCGCGGAAACCTTGCAATCCCTGTTGCTATGCAATTTGATGAACCTCTGAACCTATTCCTAACCCCAGATTCAGACGACAATCCTCAAAATCAAACATCGTCTTTGGTTCAGGTAATTGCGCCCGCTGACGTTATAACAGGCATCCGTAGAAATTCATCTGAAATCCTCTTTACAGGTTTCAGCCCTACAAATATTATCCTCGCCCCAGGTGATTCTTTGCTAACTACAGCTGTATCTGGTGACCTTTACTTCTTGCCCCTTTGGTAATTCCTATGCCAACAAAAGCTGAATTAAAAATAATCGAACTTCTTGAATCTATGTCTGGAGGCTCCCCAGGTGGTTCAGGTAGTTCTGTAGATTTCGGTACTAAAGCCGATACACCTGCTGCTACTGACATAGGAACTTTCAGTTTCCTAGCTTTCTTCAAAAGAAGTTTGCAGAAATTAACAGCTCTTATCGCTACCCAAACAATAACCCACAGCACTCTACCATATTCCGTAGATGTATCTGATACCAACCATCAAAGTCCTGCATTTGCTGTAAACTCCTCCAGAGTAATCCTCACCTCAAATGCAGATTGCTGGGTACGTTTAGGCTCAGCCCCTGTTGCAACTGTTGGTGGGATAGGTTCATTCCTAGTCTCCGCTGGAATCCCTACTTACATCACAACCATAACCCCTGGAGAAAAACTAGGAGTTATCAGTGCTGGGGTTTTGGGGTTGTTATCTGTGCAAGAACTTATCTAGGAGCTGCCGTCATGCTAACCCCCAAAGGTCTTAAGAAACGTGAAGTTTTGCCTCCGAGTTTGCGACAAACCCCAGGTAATAAGCATACGACACTTGCAACCCCTGGGTATATCTGGGTTACAAACACAGGAACTCAAATGCTAGAACGTATAAACACTACAACTCTTGAAGTTGTTATGTTTGCTTCTGGGGGAGGCACTCCTGCAGGTATTGCTTTTGATGGAACACATCTCTATGTCTCTCACTTCTCCAGTGGTAATATTACAAAAATGACCACCACTGGTGAAGTGCTTGCCTCTTACCAAATTTCCTCTGGCTTGCATCAGATTGTTTTTGACGGGGTAGACCTGTGGGTTACTTCTTACTATGAAGGTAAAATTTACAAACTCTCTACCTCAGGAACCGTTCTTTTCATTTATGACTCAGGTAGATACCCTGTAGACTTAACAGTTGCTGATAATAAAATATGGGTAGGTTTATTCAACTTCACCTTCTACCCTTTTGGTGCTGGAGGACTTTTAAAACTTAACAACAATGGAACTTTAAACGCTGAATACCCAATCGTGGAAAACCCTTTAGGTATAGACTTCGGGGACAATCATATCTGGACAGCAAACTTCCTAACAGGTGATGTTTTTAAAGTAAATGCCTCAAATGGAACTGTAGTTTTAACATTTAACACAGGAATTCCAGACTCTGCAATCCTACACCTTTCATACTCAACTTATGGCAATTATATCCTGATAACAATTTCAAAAGACTATTCCTCCTACAACCTTCCAAACAGTGAAAATGTAGTTCAAATACGTTCAGCTGCTACAGGTGCTCTTATAGAAACTGTACCAGTTGGTATAGACCCTAGAAATGTAAGCATCGATGAGTTCCACTGGGGTTATGTCGCAGGTTATGGAGACGGTACTGTTACTAGATTCCCTCTCCCAGCACCTGGAGTATCCTATGACATATTTCTACATTTCGATACTTTCCCGTTCACCAACAGCGGCGACTTACCTGTAACAATAACTGCCCCAGAGACGCGCTTTACTTCAGACCCTGCTAGAGTTATTGAAGGTTCAGGTTCTGCCATATCAAACAGAGGTAGTGGAAATCTTGACCAAGAGACTATACAGGTTTTCTCAACTGACGCTATAACCCTTGGTGACCAGTGGACAATTCGCTTTAAAGCTACTATAAATGCTCCTACAATGGGGGTAGGTATCTTAACCCCTTGGACAGGTTCTGCAATAGAAAGCGTCTCTATAATCTCCGCAGCTTCTCTTTATGTAATGCAATTCACCGCTGCTATTGCTGTACCAATAACACCAGGAATTCCTCAATTATTCTCAATAGAGCTTTTTGAGGGAAGTCTTTATATCTATCTGGATGGTGTACTTAAAGGAACTCAGTTATACAACGACCCTCTCTCAGGTTTGCCAATACCTCCTATGACATTATCAGGCGGTTCTCGACTGTTTTCTATCGGCGGTACAGGTAATGACATAGCTGAGAACCAGCAAACAATTATAGATGAGCTTATCTTTCTAAAAACCCTCTCTCTCTCCCACAACTAACCCCAGCCACCCTTCACCTAACCCTTCCCCTTCCCTCTGCTCCCCTCTCCCCTTCGACACAGCGGACGTGTCCACCCTCTCCCTCTCCCTCTCC